CATTCCTAAAACAGCCAGAACGATAATAACGATAATTACCCATTTCAACTTGCCGCCCTGTTTCTTCTGGCAATGAGGACACACTTTAGCTTTTGCGTCAATTTCCTCTTTGCAGTATTTGCAAACTTTAGTTTTTTCCTTGCTCATAGTTTCTTCTCCTTTTTTATTATTACTATATTAATAATTTAGGTAAAATTATACAGGATATTTATGATTTTAGCAAGCATAAATGTAAATTTTATATCATATAATTAAACAAAAACAGAAAATACTTGATAATAGAGAACGAATGTTCTATAATATAGAGGGAGGGATACTATGGAAGAAAGAAAAAAAGAAGAGATTCTAAAAGAAATTTTTACTCTCTTAGAACCTCTCCCTAAATTAAAATTAATAAAGATTTTAGTTTACGTCAAAGTACTGTTTTACTCCTGAGTAGAAGTTAAAAAATCTATTAATTTGCTGACGGTCAACTTGTTTTCCTCATTAAGTTGACCGTATCTTTTCAAAAGGCTGGCTTCTTGCGTTGCTTTTAAAATGGCAGATTTTTCAGTTTCGCCCTTGTCTTCCTCGTCCCAACCCGTAAGCGTTGCTGGGGCAATGCTTAAAGCGTCAGCAATTTTTTTAATCATTTCGGCATCTACACGCTTGATACTTCCAGCTTCATACTTCTGCACGGTAGCCTCGGTTATTCCTATTTTTCCACCAAGTTCCCTGAGCGTCATTCTTTTCTTTTCCCTGTAAAACCTAATGTTATTTCCAACCTTTGTTGTAAAATCGCTCATTTCTTAATTCACCTCCTTCCATATATATACTATCATATTATGAAAGAAAATCAATACAAAAATAAAAAAAACTTTCACAACATGCTTGACAACTTTCATAATATGATATATAATCTATCATGTAAGGAAAAACAAAGCACCGAAAACCGAAAGGAGGCGCAAGATGAATCTTTCCAAGTTAAGAGGAATGATTGCGGAAAAAGGACAGACCTATAAAGGATGTGCTGCCGCAATTCATGTTAGTCCACAGACATTTACAAAAAAAATGCGTGGCGCGACAATATTCGACATTGAAGAGGCTAACAATTTAGGTGATTTTCTTGAAATGACAGGAAAGGAAAAAATAGATATTTTTTTATCCTAAAACTATCATGATAAGAAAGCGATTTATCATAATAAGAAAGAAGGTGACTAGATGAAAAATATTCAAATCTTCGAAAACAATGAGTTCGGTTCAATTCGGACACAGATAATTAATGATGAACCGTACTTCTGCTTAGCGGATGTTTGCCACGCATTGGACCTTGAACAACCTAGCAGAGTCAAATCAAGATTAAAACCCGATGGGGTTACTACTGGTATGGTCATCGACAGCGTAGGCAGGAGACAAAATGCAAACTTTGTGAATGAACTCAACCTTTACAAAGTAATCTTCCAGAGCCGCAAAGAAAGTGCAGAACGCTTTACCGACTGGGTAGCCGGAGAGGTTCTCCCGTCTATTAGAAAGACAGGTGGTTATCAGAAGCCCGCAACAATAGCGGAGCAGATAGGTTTACTCGCCACAGGCTACGGAGACCACGAAGACCGTATAAAAAACCTTGAGAGTAATATGGTGATTGACTACGGACAACAACAGACACTGCGACAGCACGTCAATAAGGCAGTCCTGAACGCATTAGGCGGCAAGAATACAGAAGCATATACATATATCAGCAAAGTTGTATTCTCCGAATGTAACAGGGACTTGCAAGACAGATTTAAAGTTAACAGCCGGAACAATATCCCTCGCAAACGATATGAGGAAGCTATTGACTATGTAGATAACTGGGAGCCGAAAACAAATACAAAGTTAAAGATTGACGAGTATAACCGTCAACAGAGATTTGAGGTGTAAAGATGGAAGTAGGAGATATAAGGGGGATGCTTGCAATAGCAAGAAAAGCACGTGGAATCACTCAGAAAGAACTGGCTGAAAGATGTGGATTAGCCGAAGTTACAATCAGACAATACGAAACAGGCAGGCGATTTCCTAATGCGGAAACTTTGAAACGCATCACTAAGGAACTGCACGTGAAAATAGTTGTGATACCCGAAAGGAAGTTAGGAGGTGAATAAAAAAATGAATGAGCCTCCAAGAAAAGAGTATGTTATTAGATTACTCTACACCCTCTTAGGACGACAACAAGGTGTAGAGTATGACAAAGTGTTCTACACGGATAAAGACGATGTAGAACACGAGGTAAAAAAGGAAGAGCCCTACCATTAAGCTCTTGCCAAATAAAACATAACTAGATTTTACAAAAGACTTGGCAATTTGTCAAGATAGGAGGTAGACGTATGGCAATAATGAGAATAAATAAAACGACAGACTACACCGTTATGTCGAATTATCATTTTAGAGAAAAGGGTATGTCTTTAAAAGCAAAAGGCTTACTGAGTCTTATGCTTAGTTTGCCAGAAGACTGGGACTTTACAGTCAAAGGTCTGGCAAACCTAAATAAAGACGGCGTAGACGGCGTAAGAGCCGCATTAGAAGAGTTAAAAACATTCGGATACCTGAGAGTGACTCGTGAGAGAAACGAAAAAGGACAGGTAAGCGGTACAGTTTACGACATTTACGAAAAGCCAACACAGGAAAAACCTGTATTGGAAGAACCTAAAGAGGAAAAGCCTATATTGGAAAAACCAACACAGGAAAAACCCATACAGGAAAATCCAACGCAATTAAATACTAAAGGAATAAAATACTTAAATAATAAAATACTTAAGGAATCAAGTACTAAAGGAATAAAAGAGAGTGTGCGCACGAAGGAGCCAGAACAGTATTTCGAGGACGAAGAACTTAACTGCAAGTTTTTGGAATTCCTTGCCATGCGTAAAAAAATCAGAAAGCCAGTAAGGACAGACAGAGCTTTGAAAGCTTTACTCAAAAAATTACACGAGCTGTCCGGCGGAGATTTGGGAATGATGAAAAAAATCATAGACCAGTCATTGGACAAGGAGTGGTTAGGATTCTTTGAGCTGAAAACAGGTAACGACAGCACGAAGAACATTAACGACCGACTGTACGGAGATATACAGCACTGGGCAGCACAGAAAGAACAGGAGGGAGGCGGAATGTATGACGATTTCGGAGTTTTCTAAAATTGTAGCCGCATTAAAGACCGTTTACACGGCTCCGGGATTTGTTCCCAACGAACAGGCGTTAGACATGTGGTACCGCTTAGTAGGTAAGAACAACGACTATCAGACGATAAGCGTGGCGGCACAGATGTACATGACAACAGGCAAGTTTCCGCCGACACCGGCAGACATTTTGGAGTGCACCAGTAAGCTCAAGGCAGAAAGCAGCTACCTGAGCGAGCAGGAAGCGTGGGCAACAGTGGCAAAGGCGTGCAGTAATGGGATTTACGGCTACAGAGAGGAATTTGACAAACTGCCTCCTACGTTGCAAAAGGCAGTAGGAACGCCACAGACGCTCCATGATTGGGCGGTAGTAGATTCAGCGGACTTTCAGACGGTCATACAGTCAAACTTCCTCAGAAGCTACAGAGCGGCGTTAGAAGCACAAAAGGAGATAGACAAGTACCCACCGAAGCTCCGAGAGATGATAAGAGCGGCGGGAGCGATAGAACAGAAAGAGACAGTACCAGAACTGCCCACACTGGGAGAAATAGTTGGACGGTTAGAACAGGATAATAAAAATTATCCCCCGGAACAATGCGAAGGAGCGTTAGGGGATTGGATAGCAGGAAAGAAAGAGAGGTTAAGTTATGGATACGATGATTAATGCAACCGGATTTCCGGCAAAGGAATACGACAACGAAGTGACAGGGAAAGGAGTAATCCCGGCAGAAGTCACGATCACTGTCAAAGACAAAGAAGTGGCACAGGGACTGCTTGAATTGTTTAGATTGGGCGTTGAAAGAAGCGACAACATGAAAAAGATAGAGGCATACGCCAGAGGCTACAATGAACTGAGCAAGGCTATTAAAGAGGCATGGGGGACAGGAAATGGCAGACCGATACAATGAGGAGATCAAAAAAATGTATGAGGAGGAAAAGTGGTTTTTAGCGCAGCGTCCGGTTTGTGTTATCTGTCAAGAAAAAATACGAGACGGAGAAGCGTTTTACAATCGCAAAATTGGATATATATGCAATGAATGTATAGAGGCCGGCATGTCAGGGGTAATAAGCGAATGAAGGATTTTGTAAAAGAATATTTAGAAACACAGCGCCTTGAGGCGGAATATGAGTGCAGAACAGCACACGGAGCAATTAAGCGCGATGCGGCAAACTGCAATGAATACGAGAGATATGAGGAGGAATTAGAGCAATGACACTATACGAGATTGACAGTGCAATTATGGATTGCGTAGACGAAGAAACAGGAGAAATTATTGACCTTGAAAAACTTGAGGCTCTCAACATTGAGAGAGACAAAAAGGTGGAGGGAATCGCGCTGGCGGTAAAGAATTATGCCGCAGAAGCAAAGGCAATCAAAGAGGAGGAAGAAAAGCTTGCGAAACGCCGCAGAAGTTGCGAGAACGCCGCACAGAGGTGTAAAGACTATCTGTCCCATGCTCTTGACGGAGAAAAGCTCAAAACGGCAAGAGTAAGCGTATTCTACAAGAGCAACGAGTCTGTGACTATTGACGATTTAGGCAGTCTGTCAGAGGAATACATCAGGATTCCAGAGCCACAGGCGGACAAGACAGCGATTAAGAAGGCGATTAAAGCCGGGAAAGAGGTTGCAGGGGCACATCTTGAGACCTCAAAGAGTGTGATCGTGAGGTAAGAAAAATGGGAGATGTTTACACAAAGTTACAAAAAATTCAAGCAGAATTAAAGGTGCCCAAGAGTAAATACAGTGATTATGGCGGCTATAGTTACAGGAGCTTAGAGGACATCTACGAGGCAGTAAAGCCTTTATTGGATAGGGAAGGCTTAATATTAGCCGTAAACGACGAAGTTATTATGCTGGGCAACCGATTTTACATAAAGGCGACAGCAATTTTAAAAGACATAGAAAGTGAGGGCAGTTTTTGCACTACAGCATACGCCAGAGAAGAAGAAAGCAAAAAAAAGATGGATGCAGCACAAGTTACCGGCTCAGCATCGAGCTATGCGAGAAAATACGCCTTAAATAGCTTGTTTCTTCTGGACGACTCGAAAGACGCGGATACAGACGAATATAAACGCAACGAGGTTATCACAGAGAAAGAGGCAAAACGGCTCTATGATCTGATGCAAAAAAAAGGAATGACGGAAGCCCAGATCAAAGAATGGGCAAGTCAAAGAGGTTTAAAATCATTGTATCAGACGACACAACAACAATATGCCGAAGCCATGAAGGAATTATGACTGAAATAGCATGGATTTAACTGGAAAAATAAAAAACTTAGCAGTGGATTATTTTAGCAAAAAGATAACAGTTACTCTGGAAATTAATGAGGCGGAGCGGTTTATAAAGGGCGTGGACGAACTGAAAAAGCTGGAAAAGCTGTCCGTAATAATTAAACCGTTCCGCAAGAAAAGAAGCTTGTCAGCAAACGCCTATTTCCACGTCCTGGTCACCAAAATAGCGGAGAAAGTTGGCACGAGCAAGGCGGAAGCCAAAAATTTGATGATAGGCAGATATGGACAGCCGGAGCTGATAAAAGGGGACATAGCAGTTTTAAAAACCAATGTCCCAACCGACATCATGTACAAAAAAGAGGACGTTCACACAGTTGCGATAGGACGGCGGCTAGAAAAAGGCAAAGAGGTAGTGTTTTACAGACTCATGCGAGGTTCGCACACCTACGACAGCCGGGAAATGAGTGAGTTAATCAAAGGCACGATACAGGAAGCAGAAGATTTAGGAATTGAAACGCTAACACCAAGAGAACTGGAACAAATACTAGGAAAATGGAAGCCGAGAAAGGAAGAAGAAAAATGAATAGCGTACTACAAACAAAAAAAGAGTGCTTCTTCTGCAAAACAACCCAAAATTTACATAGGCATCATGTCTTATATGGCAGTAGCAACAGAAAACAAGCCGAAAAGTATGGTTTTACAGTGTATTTGTGTTTGAATCATCATACCAATGGTGGCGAGGCAGTGCACCGCAATCCCAACGGACCGCTAGACAGGTACCTCAAAGAGCTGGCGCAGAAGTATTGGGAGGAGAACAACGGAACGAGAGAAGAATTTATCAAAACATTTGGGAGGAATTACCTGTGAACAAATTTAGAAATAAAAAGATTTTTACGACAGCCGGGAAGTTTGACAGCAAGAGAGAAATGCATCGATATTTAGAACTGGCGGCAATGCAAGAAGCGGGGGAAATTACAGGATTAGAGCGGCAGGCTAGATACATACTTGTAGGCAGCCAGAAACGAGAGGATGGCACCACAGAACGCCCTGTATCATATACAGCAGATTTCCGCTACACAGACAAGGAGGGGAAAATTGTTGTTGAGGACGTAAAATCCCCGCGTACAAGAAAAAATCCAGAGTACATTATCAAACGCAAATTAATGCTTGAGAGATACGGAATCACAATCAGGGAGGTGGCGTAATGAGAAAAATAGGAGACTCAGAAGCAAGAAAAGCGGCGGAGACTCTCGAAAAATATTGCATCGAACACGTATATTGCGATGGATGCATTTTCGATGTAGGAAATGTATGTAAAAACTGCCTACTGGTCAATAAAATGCCGTTTAACTACATAAAACAGCTGGACACCCTCCGGGGTTAAGGATAGACACACATTACAGTAACTTATTAACCGTTCCATGATACAACACGGAGCTATATGCCATTGATTCCTCCGGATTTATTCCGGAGGGGAAAGGAAAGAAAATGACGGTAGAAGAAAAAGTGGAATGGAAAGCAGCACGAAAACCCGTTGCTATTGTCGGTGCCGCGTTTATTACTGTTGACGGAGAGTTAAAAGGGAAACCGTTAGCTATTGAAGTGAAAATGGATAGTGGGGAAACAGTTTTGTATGAGCGAATGGTTGACTATAACGATTTAGAACAACTAAGAAAAGAGGAATAAAAATGCCATACGGTCTGAAAGATGAAGAATTTAATAAAATACAAAACGAAATAGTGAGAAAACTATACGAAATACCAAGCTTTGACCGAGCCACATTTTTAGTGGAATGTACAGAGCAGGAACTAATGGGAGCGATGAGCGAACTACGCAAAACACCCAAATCAAAGGGAAAAATAGAAGCCGTAGAAAGGGAGTTGAGAAACAGAGGATACAAAAATAAAAAAACAAAGTTTTTCCCAAGCGACTTGGCGGAAAAGAGATTTGCGAGGGAGTGGACGAAAGCGTGCGGAAGAATAAGGGGGAATAGATAAATTGAAACGTGCAAGAAAGGAGTGGTTTTATGGACTCGAAGAGAACCTTACTTGATATATTTCATGTATCCGAATCATATAAGCTTCCAGATGCAATTATGGATGCATTACTGTCTGATAATGCAGAAAGTATCATAAGGCTAGTGAAAAAAAGTACGCACGATGACATCCGGGATATATTCCAGCAAGAGCAGGGAGACAGAAAAACTTTAAAACAGGATTTTACACCGGATTGCATCTGCGCCATGGTCGCAAAAATGATGAAGCCGGGCAGTGTACTGGATATGTGCTCTGGAACGGGAGCATTAAGCAAGGCAGCCGCAAAAGAGCATGGCATAAAAATATGCGAACAGGAATTTAGTGAGCGTACGATTCCGTTTGCTCTACTGGATGCCTGCATTAATGGCCTGGAAGGAAGTATTAGCCGGGCGGATTGTTTACGGGGAAATATAATGGAAACATATCATTTGAAAAAAAATAATGATATAAGTATCCCAAAACAAGTAGAACCGGAAGAAATGGGATGCTTTGATAATGTAATTATGAATCCACCATACTCTATGAAATTCCCAGAAGCGGACGAGATGCCAATCATGGGACATAAAATTCCGAAAAGCAAAGCCGATTACGGATTTATACTACGCGGGGTACAACATTTAAAAGATGGTGGACGACTGATTGCGATACTTCCGCATGGTGTCCTTTTTCGAGGAGCGGCAGAAGGAAAAATTAGAGAATGGCTTGTTAAAGAGCACTGGCTTAGTGCTGTAATTGGATTACCGGATAAGTTATTTTTAAATACAGCAATCCCAGTATTTTTACTAATTTTAGAAAAAAATTCTCCAGATATTCTTTTTATTGATGCATCAAGACGATTTGAAAAGAAACCAACACAAAACGACATGTCGCAGGAGCAGATAAGAGATGTCGTCGGTGCCTTTTTTGCACGTAAAGATGCAGAAAAATATGCTCACGTAGCTTCTTATCAGGAAATAAAATACAATGATTACAATCTAAATATTCCAAGATATGTAGATACGTTTGAACCAGAGCCTCTACCAGACATGGAAGCGCTTCTTAAAGAACTGCAAAAAACTGAAAATGAGGAGAGGAAAACTAGAAAAGAACTGTACAAAATGCTGGGGGAACTGGTAGGTAGCAAGGAGGATATGAACGTTATGAAAGAACATAGAAAATTGCTGAAGCCGCAGAATACAAGAAATACTTTCAGGCAAATGACATTGGAGGATTATGGAAATGCAATGTAAAAAAGTTAATATTTTTGAGATATGCAAAGTAGAACGTGCGGTGGCTGGAAAAATATATGCGGCAGGGAGCTGCTATGTAAAATTAAGTGCCGTGGATGAGTCTGTAGGCCAATTAAAAAATGACAATACACTGGATACAAGATACGCAGCGTTTGAGCCAAACGAAGGAATTTGCGCGGATTACTTGCACATTGCTATCTGCAATAAGTTCCCTGAGTTTTTGCGGAAATACCGGACAACAATTAATTTACAATTTGAAACATTAAAACATTTCGTACTTGACTGGCACGAAAAGGAGGAAGAACAGAGGTATGTTGTAAATGCAGTCAAGGCGGTGGATAATGAAATAGAACTTACTGAAATGCAGATAGAAAAAGAGAAAGAGATGAAGAAATGGTATCTTGCAAAGATGATGGCGCAACAAAACCAGACACCTACGTGAGCATATCGGAAAAATTCATGCAGGGCGAAATAAGCGAGGACGAATTTGTGGAGCAGTATAACCGATTGATTGAGCAGGAGGCTGAAAAACACTGGGAACCGGTCGAACCGCATGAGCATATTTAAGAGGAGAGAAAATGAAGTTTATTGATTTGTTTGCCGGAATCGGAGGGTTCCGCAGAGGCATGGAATTAGCGGGGCATGAATGCGTCGGGTTTTGCGAATTTGATAAATTTGCAACCGCAAGTTACACATCAATGCACCTGCTTACATTAGAGCAAAGAGAACGTTTAAATAAAATGCCGTTGAAACAGCGACAAAAAGAAATACTAAAGGAGGAATACAGAAATGGAGAGTGGTACGCAAATGACATTAGAAGAGTATATGCCGGAGACATTCCAAGAGCAGATTGCTGGTGTTTCGGATTCCCGTGCCAAGACATCTCAGTTGCAGGAAAACAGCTTGGATTTCAAGGGAACCGTTCAAGCTTGTTTTTTAGAGTTATGTACCTTATCGGACAACTCGAAGAAGAAAATAGACCCACTTACCTTTTCGTTGAGAACGTTAAGAATTTGCTTAGTGTTAATGGAGGATGGGATTTCGCCAGACTGCTCATTGAAATGGAGCAGAGGGGGTATGATGCAGAATGGCAGGTGCTCAACTCCAAAGATTTTGGAGTGCCACAGAACAGAGAAAGGTGCTTCATTATCGGACATCTTAGAGGGAGAAGTACCGCAAAAGTATTTCCTGTCGAAAGAACAGACGGAGAAAATAGTATTCAAATAATTGATCACAAAGACGGATACAGAAAAAATACGCAGGTATTTGCACCTGATGGAATTACAGAAACTCTTGATACTGGTCAAGGTGGTGGGCGAGGGCATCATGTAGCATTGCCGTGTTTTATAGATTTGCGCAACAGTGGAACAGAAACAACTAGCATTGCCAGATGCTTGCAAGCAAGATATCAAAAAGGATGTGGAACGTATAAAGCGCAAAATAGCGGTATTGCAATTCCAGTTTTAACACCTGACCGAGCAGAAAAGCGTCAGAATGGACGGAGATTCAAAGAAAATGGTGAGCCGATGTTTACACTTACTGGACAGGATAGACACGGAGTGGCGATTGAACCGATTGGAGTTATTGATTCGCAGGGCATAAAAGTAGCCGAAGCAACAAAGCAAGGCTATTCCGAGTGTAGAGTAGGCATTGATAACGTGAATTTATCAGTTCCAGGAAGTAAAACAAGAAGAGGACGAGTTGGACGTGATGTTGCAAATACATTAGATACCAGTTGCAATCAAGGGATTTTTGTGCAAGTTTCAGAAGAGTTGACCATATATGCTGTCTGGTATGAAAAATACCAGTGCTACATAGCAATCAGAAAGCTGACACCGAAAGAATGCTTTAGGCTGCAAGGTTGGACAGATGACTATTTTGAAAAAGCAGAGTTTGTTAATTCTGATAGTCAATTATATAAACAAGCAGGAAACGGCGTAACTGTAAATGTAATAAGAGCTATTGCAGAAAAAATAGGTGAAAAAGATGGATACACGAAATCACGAACATTGCAAAGACAAAACGGCGCATGAGCATATTTAGGAGGGGAAAATGATATTTGTAGACACAGAAAACAAATTAAAATATGACACAGACAAGATGGAATTGATTTCCGACAAGGTCAAAATGAAACTTGGAAAACCTTTTGGCATCTCGGTAAACGCCGAAATATACAGAAGTAAAAAAGGCAGATGGTTGGGCGTGGCGAAATGGATGGATGGAGACGAAGAAGGCAGGGTACTAGAAGAAAACGAGGTGCAACAATTTTTACTAAAGTATGATGTAGGAGCTTATGAAAAAATTTTTGAAAAATTGGAGGAGGCGTAAAAATGTTAACTGTTAAGGAAGTAAAAGCTCAAAATAAAGCCGCATATTTTAAGGCGGAAATGAGAGGAAAAAGATACAAAGATTACAAGGGAGACATATATATTGTAGCGGATGTTGCAGTAGATGCCGAAAACCTTAGAATAACGGTAATATACAAAGATTTTGTCACGTTAGGCCCTACTTGGAGCAGCTATTTAGAAGATTTCTTAAGGTTTAATGAGCCTTTAGAAAATCACAAAGAGGAAACAGAAAATGAGCAATCCTAAACACGATTGGTACGGGCACGCAGTAAAACAGGTAAAAAAATACCCAGACAAACTGATCGCAGAAAATACAGCTCAGTCAGCCCTGTGGATGTACGCTATTAACAAGGCGATAAAACAGACAGAGGAAATGGACAACGGATTAGACAGAATGAAAGCCGTACAGCTGGTATATTTTGAGGATAGATACACGATAGCAGGGGCGGCGGATAAGCTCGGATATGCAGAAATGACTATACGCAGATGGCTTAGCGCTTTCGCCAATTTGGCTGGGAAATATGCAGGATATTAGAGGGGGAGAATTATCTCCCTCTCTTTTTTATGTTTGTCTAACATGGCTTAAAAAATGTTGTACAATACACTTGTACGGACGAGTACTGGTAACTTTTTGTGAGACATAGCCTCCTCTATCTTGTGGTAAAAAAAGTGCTCTCACCCGCGTAAAAGAGAGCGCACAAGACACCTATCCCACGGTGCCTTGTGTCCCATACAGGTTGCGGGCTTACAAGTGTTTAGGGACCAGCCGCTTATCAGTCTTACCCCGGCGGCTGTTAAGGTGCAATTCCTTATACTTGTATTTGAGTGCGTATTCACTCAATGGGACAAAAATTTTTTTCATATTTTCTTTCCTTTCATATAACCCCGTAAACAATCCATTACGGGGTTATGGTTGTATTTAGGAGGTGACCCCAAAATGGGATAAGTAAATACCAGGAGTGGCTGACCAAAGAAGGGTTGCTAAAACTAGAGGGATGGGCACGAGATGGATGCACAGATAAAGAGATCGCGGCAAACATCGGCATCAACCCAGATACCTTATATACATGGAAGAAAAAATTTCCAATTTTAGCCGATACCTTAAAAAAGGGAAAAGAAGTTGTGGACAGGCAGGTGGAAAAAAGCCTGTTACAACGGGCGTTAGGATACAGCTACGAGGAGACGAGCGAAAAGTACGAAGGCGGAGTAATGACGGAGCGAAAAGTAACAAAGAAGCACGTTGCGCCGGATACAACAGCGCAGATATTTTGGCTAAAGAACAGGAAGCCGGAACAGTGGCGTGATAAGCCACAGTCAGAGAGTGCAAGTGATAAAGCACTAGCAAAAGCTATTGAAATCCTTGGGGGTGTCGATAGTGCCATTGACTAGCAAGCAGGCAGAATACCTGCAAGGCTGTAACCACCGTTGGAACGTAAAGACCGGGGCGACAGGCTCCGGGAAATCCTTTGTTGACTACGCGATCGTAATTCCTCAACGCCTGACACATCTAAAAGGATTAGGGTTGGCTGTGATGCTTGGCAACACCCGCGGCACGCTACAACGTAACATACTTGACCCCATGCGGGAGATTTGGGGCGAGGAGCTAGTTGGCGAGATACGCAGTGACAACACAGTACAGCTATTTGGCAAAAAAGTATATGCACTAGGTGCTGACAACAAGAAGCACGTTGCAAGGATACAGGGAGCAACGATTGAGTACGCTTATGGCGATGAGGTAACGACGTGGAATCAAGAAGTATTTGAGATGTTAAAATCTCGTCTCAGAACATCACACAGTCACTTTGATGGAACTTGCAACCCGGCGGGACCAAAGCACTGGTTTAAGGGCTTTCTGGATTCCGATGCAGATATATTCCAACAGGCGTACAACATACACGATGGTTGTCTGCCTCCGGCGGTAGTAGACGAGCTAATAAAAGAGTACTCCGGCACGCACAGGTATCAACGCTACATACTAGGCAACTGGGCAGTAGCCGAGGGACTTGTATACGATATGTTTTCGGAGGAAAGGCACGTCTGTAAAGCAAAGACCAGCGGAGAGATAATTGTTAGCTCCGACTTTGGTATGCAGAACGCTACCGTCTTCTTGATCTGGCAGAAAAGAGTAGATACTGGCAACTGGCACTGTCTACGAGAGTATTATTACTCAGGCAGAGAGAACAACCGCATGAAGCCGGTCAGTGCGCTAGTAAAAGGACTAGAGGACACGCTAAGCGGGCAGAAAGATGATTTAGTGATCGTTGACCCATCCGCCACCGCTCTCATCGTGGAGTTACGTAGCAAAGGGCATAAAGTCAAAAAAGCAGATAACACTGTTAACGATGGGATAGCAGACGTTGAGACGTTGCTAACACAAGACAAGTTATCGTTTGACCCGTCTTGCACGCACACGATCGAGGAGTTTGGCATCTATGCATGGGACCCAACGGCGGCTGACAAAGGCAGGGACGCAGTTATAAAACAGTCAGACCACGCGATGGATGCTATCAGGTATCTTGTAAAAACATTAAAACTCGTTAAGCGCAGCCGAACAAGACAATACAAATCAATTCTAGGGTGATAACAATGTATCTATCATATCAAGATTTTGTTGCCGCAAAAGACAAAGGGCAATTTATAAATCAGTTTATAAAATTCCACGAGAGCACAGGAGCATACAAAGAGGCGTTAAGGGCGGACAAGTATGACGCACAGGAAAACGAGACTATCCTGCAGTTTCAGCGTGTTTACTACACTTTATTGGGTCAGAAAAAAGTGGACAATTTCTCATCCAATGCACAGATATGCTCTAATTTTTTTCACAAATTAAATACACAACGCTGTTCGTACAGCCTAGGAAACGGTGTCTTTTTTAACGATATGAGCATTAAAAAAGACAAGCTAGGCAAACAATTCGACAGACGGATTAAAGAGGCGGCTTACAACGCATTAATTCACGGTCAATCTTTCCTTTTTTGGAATGTGGACCATGTGCATGAATTTCCACTTACACAGTTCGCCCCGATGTGGGATGAGGACACAGGAGCGTTGATGGCGGGCATAAGATTCTGGCAGTTAGACGAGCAGAAACCGTTTAAGGTTGTACTGTACGAGGTGGATGGCTACACAACCTACAGTGCAGAGAGTAAATTTGGAGAATTAAAAGAGACCGCTCCCAAACGGGCGTACAGGCAAAGGGTGGAAGTTGCTAATAATTTGGAACCCGAAATCATCGGGGAAGAAAATTATAGCAGCCTCCCCATCGTGCCGATGTTTGGGAATAAACGACATATAAGCACTTTGAGAGGGATGCAGCCAAAGATTGACGCCTACGACGCGGTGCAAAGTGGTTTTGCCAATGATCTGGACGACTGTGCACAGATGTACTGGCTAATTTCCAACGCTGACGGTATGACAGACGATGAGCTGGCAGAGTTTAGGGACCGGCTCAAATTTCAGCACATCGCAAAGGCCGAGGAGGGGCAGGGACAGGCATACACACAAGAGCCGCCATATACCGCTAGAAAAGAGTTTCTCACGCAGATGCGGTCAGAAATTTATGAGGACTTCGGGGCGTTGGATGTACACACCATAGCCGCCGGAGCAACAAACGACCATATAGACGCCGCATACCAGCCACTAGACGATAATGCAGATGATTTTGAGTACTTTGTGGGCGACGCGATTGAGAAGATTCTGGAGCTTGCGGGAATTGACGACGAGCCACAATTTAAGCGGAACAGAATCAGTAACGAGAAGGAACGGACAGACATGGTTCTCGAGGCGGCAAATTATCTGGATGAAGAAACCATCCTGAAAAAATTACCATTTGTTGCACCGGAAGAAGTGCCGGACATCCTTGCAAAATTAGACAAAGAATCATATAGCCGCTACACAGAACCACCTGAACCAGATATGCTGGAAGATAACCCGGAAGGGGATGAGTAGCTATGTATCCATCCGACAAGTGGACAGAGCAGGAGTTACAAAAGCTAGAAAAACGGCTGACAGACGTATATAAGCAGGCTGAAAAAGAGCTTGACGGCAAGGCGAGAAACTATTTTAAACAATTTTCCAGACGGTACGCCAAAGAATATGCGGCATACCAGGCAGGAAAGTACACCAAGAAAGAGTTTGAAGCATGGCTAATGAATCAGTATGGCAGAGGGCAGAGGTGGGAGGCACTACGCGAGGACATGGCACGGCGACTGACAGAGTCAAACCAGATTGCCGCGGCATACATCAACGAGAAGACCCCTCTTGTTATCGCCCTCAATCGCAATTTTGAAGCGTATATGATTAAATCTCTTATGCCTGATAAGCAGATAAAAGAAATTGGAGATATTGCTTTTAACCTAGTTGACGAACACACAGTTAAACGGCTGACGGTCAGAAAACAGAAGATTCTCCCGCCCCGAAGGGTGCTAAAAAGCAAAGATGTGCGTTGGAACAAGAAGAAATTGCAAAATGCACTACTGCAAGGAATTTTACAGGGCGACAGCATAGGAAAGCTCGCAGGGCGATTCCAAGACGTTACAGGCATGAATCATACTGCCGCAATTAGAAATGCCCGCACAGCGTTCACAGGGGCGCAGAACGGGGGCAGGCAGGCGGCATATGAGGAAGCCTACCAGATGGGGATTGATGTAGTTAAGCATTGGACAGCGACAAAGGATTTGAGGACACGAGACAGCCACAGAGCGTTAGATGGCGAAGAAGTACCGTTTAATATGGCTTACTCAAACGGCCTCATGTATCCGGGTGACTCAAGCGGAATCCCGGCGGAAGTTTATAACTGTCGTTGCACGCAGAGAACTGCACTGCCTGCCCAACTGGCACAACCGCGAATGATACGCGTCAGAAATCCAGAGACAGGCAGAAATGAAATCGTGGAAGACATGACCTATTACGAATGGCTGGCAACACAAAGGGGGCGAATATAATGGCAGATATTGATGTTGTAAGCCACGTGGACGAAGTAATTTTAAAGACCACCATGGCACTTGCAAGGGCGTTAGAACAGGCGGGGGCCGCCGCAGAGGGGCACGCAAAAGACCTTTGCCCGGTCGATACGGGCGCATTAAGAAACAGTATTACGCATCGGACCGACTTGGAAAATCTCACGGAAACAATAGGTAGCAACGAAGAATACGCCGCCTATGTGGAACTGGGAACTGGCGTGTACTACAAAGGGGGACGAAAGACCCCATGGACTTATCAGGACGATAAAGGACAATGGCATATCACAAACGGTCAGAGGGCGCAGCCGTATTTAAAACCGGCGGCGGCAAATTACGCAAAAGAATACACAGCAATCATTGCAGATGAATTAAAAGGAGCGATGGGATAATGAACAGATTGTCTTTACTCGTCAAGGCAAGAGAAACGGCGGAGTATTTTGTTAATAAAAAATTTAAATACTCTCAGGGCGTGGCGAATAGCTGGGCAGGCGCAAAGAAGAAAAAGGTAAGTAATTGTGCATCGTATGTATGCTATTGCCTGCAGCAATTAGGCATCCTCAAACCGGGACAACTGTTTTATTGCAACAGGAACGGAACGGTTGTCTATAAGGGCGCAGGAACAAAAGCGGCTATATCAAAACGATATAGATTGATAAAAGTAAATAAATTACCCCGGAATTATAAAAACAAATTAAAACCGGGAGACATTTGCTTTTACCGCCTGCATACCAATATTTTCGCAGGAATAAACGAGAACAATAAAATGGTTTGGTGGGACGCCGGAAAGGCTAGCACAAATACTAAAAAAGCAGGCGGAACATACAAAAAGATACATAGGATTATTAACAGCAGCCAGAAAATCTTATATGTGCTGAGATGGAAAGGGTGAGAAAATGACACAGAGAAAAATTATTGACGTGTCGGTATACAACGGCACAATCGACTGGAAGAAAGTAAAGAAATACGGTTGTGATGGTGCGATCATTAAGATTATCCGCAAGGATTTAGGCAAAGATAAGAAGTTTGAGGCAAACTACAAAAAGTGTGAGGAGTTAGGCATTCCATGGGGCGTGTATAACTACACATACGCAACTACAGTGGCGAAAGCTAAGTCAGACATGAAACTTGTATGCGACATCCTAGACAAAATTAGTAAGAAACATTTTAAATACGGCGTTTGGTTTGACATCGAAGACAAAGTACAAGCTAAGCTGACAAAGGGCATGATTGCATCAATCATCAACGCGGCACAGACTGTCGTTGAGTCAAGAGGCTATAAATTTGGCGTTTACACTGGGATGTCGTATTTTTCGGAGCACATTGATAAAAACAAAGTTAACTGTAAAAACTGGTGGATCGCACGTTATTACAAAGGCTATAACCGCATGGCATTTAAAGCGACACCGAACAAATCTTATAAGCCTGCAAACGTACCTGACCTTATGGCGTGGCAGTATACCAGCTCTGGCGTATTTCCGACCAAGGTTTCAACCGGCAACGGCGGCAAGTTTGATTTAAATATTTTGTATCACGACTTCCCAGCGGTGGAGCAGAAGGAAGAAACAACGAAAGAGGTTAAATACACTGGGAAATTCCCTAAATTGCCGTCACGCGGCTACTATACGTTTTTAGACGGTATTACAGTATTAAAAGGCGCAAAAAGGGAAATTGAAAAATTGCAGAAGTTTTTAAACTGGGCTATCGGCTCGAAATTAGATACTGACGGCAAATACGGCGAAAAGACGGAAGACGCGGTTAGCATTTTTCAGTCGAAATGTAAATTAAAAATTGACGGCAAATTTGGGGCGAAATCCCTTAAAGCCGCAAAAACGTTTAGAAAGTAATCGCGAAGTACTGCGATTTACATATAAAGTCATTTAGGGAAAGAAATCCCTCAAAGAAAAGGAGTAATCAAATGGCACTAACAAGAGCTTTTTTAAAGAGCATGACACTTACAGATGAACAGGTTTCCGCGATTATCGAGGAGCACTCTGCAACCGTTACAGGTTTAAAAGGCGAGATCGCTAAATACAAAGAGGATGCAGAGAAAGTCCCAGGCCTCCAGGAGAAATTGAAGGACTATGAAAAGGACGACTGGAAAGGCAAGTATGAGAAAGAACACGCAGGTTTTGAGAATTACAAAGCCGAACAGGACAAGAAAGCGTCCTACAGCGCGAAAGAAGCCGCGTATAAGAAGATGCTTGAGGAGTCCGGCGTGTCCAGTAAAGTAATTAACCTTGCATTAAAAGCATCAAAAGAGACTATTGATAATTTAAAAATCGGAACTGACGGCAAATTTGAGAATGCAGCAGAAGTAGAAAAAGGCATCAAAGAAGCGTATGCCGATTATATTACAACTGAAAAAACTCAGGGCGCTAATGTATCAAATCCACCGGGAGGAGAACCGGGGAAAATGACCAAGAAAGAAATCATGGAAATTAAAGATGCAGGCGAACGTCAGAAAGCGATTGCGGAAAATCACGAACTTTTTGGATTTTGAAAGGAGTAAACAATGCCAGGAGTAACTACTAGCACTGTATTAAATACAGATAGCACCCTCAAAGCGAGAGAAATTGATTTTGTAACAAGATTTGAAAAAAACTGGGATGCATTAAGAACCATCTTGGGAATCGTTAGACCTATTAGAAAAGAGCCGGGCACTAGCTTAGTAACCTACGAAGCGCAGATGAAAGATGAAGCTTTACAGGGCGGCGCAAGTGTGGGCGAGGGAGAGGCAATCCCTTTTACGCAGTTTAAAGTTGTGGAAAGTAAGAGAGAAGATATTGTCGTAGAAAAATACGCTAAATCTTTAACTCTTGAGTCTGTGGCAAAATGGGGCGCAACCGTTGCGATTGAAAAAACAGATGATGCCTTTATGGTTGAGCTGCAGAACAAGGTTTTAAAGGATTTTTACACATTTTTAAAAACCGGAACATTAAAAGGAACACAGAAGAAATGGCAGAAAGCACTTGCAATCGCAAAAGGTGCTGTACTTAATAAATTCGCAGGAATGAACAGAAATGTAACCGAAGTCGTAGGATTTGCAAACGTAATGGATTTTTACGACTGGTTAGGTGATAAAGAGATTACTGTGCAGACAATGTTTGGTTTACAGTATATCAAAAATTTCTTCGGTTTCTCCACGCTGTTCCTTCTCCCTGACGACTATATTCCGGCAAAAACCGTCATTGCAACACCGGTGGAAAATATTGATCTATATTATATTGATCCCGGCGACAGCGATTTTAAAAAACTTGGGCTTGACTACACGACATCTGGCGAAACAAATCTGATTGGATTTCACGCAGGCGGCAACTATACAAACGCCACAGGCGAAACATACGCCATTATGGGCATGAAACTGTGGGCAGAATACCTTGACGGTGTTTGTGTAGTTACCGTTGGAGCTACAGAAACTATCCCGGAAGTATCAAGTTTAAGTGGAAAATAAAAGGGGTTGATTGAGTGCTTTATGAAATCATGAATCACATTCACAATTTCTTCCCGGTCAAGGGGGCGGCGATCACAGGAAAAATAACAATCGGGGAATGGATTTTTGACACGCATATAGATGCAACGGCAGACACCAAAGACCTACGTTATTTTGACACTGCGATTCGCCTCCCACTACAGAACGGGCAGTATTATTTGATAAGCGGCTCTATTTTTAATGACGGGGTTTATCAGTATCACAAAGGCGATACTGCCCCGTTACAGGAGGAGACATTTGACGGTGTAGTGGTTCCACTGGCTATCCCTAAACCGTTTTTGTCACTGGTGGACGAAATCAGCGAGTGGCAAGCGAAAAACGGCAATTTAGGAGCGTATCAGTCGGAGTCATTTGGCGGCTATTCGTACAGCAGAGCAACAAATAGCAAGGGCGAGACCTACACATGGCAAGATGCCTTTAGGGCGCGCCTAAACCCATGGAGGAAAATGGCATGAGTTTAATCAATGAATTTTTACAGGATTGTATACTCATGGATAAAAAGCGCACTTCTGACGGCGAGGGTGGATTTATCACCGAATGGGTCGAGGGCGCTAAAATACAGGCGGCAATAGTCCGAGATACCTCCATGTCTGCCAGAGTGGCAGAAAAAGAGGGTGTAACAGCAACATATACAATCACTACAGCTAAAACAGTAAAGCTGAGCTATCATGATGTATTAAAAACAAAAGACGGAAAAATTTTTAGAGTTACATCAAATGCAGGAGAAAAAGAAACCCCTGTATCGTCCAATTTAGACATAGCACAGGTCATGGCGGAAAAGTGGGAGTTAACGTCATGACCCCAACGGCGGCACTGTATCAATTCTGGTCATCCTTCGGCATAACTGCATATCCGTCTAACAGGGTGCCGAAAGATACCGCTTTCCCTTTTATCACATATGAGCCGATCATAGCAAACTGGTGGACAGGCGCGGCTGCCGCCAGTGCCGTAAATGTCTGGTATCACACAGAATCTGAGGCAGTCCCAAACAAAAAGGCGAAAGAAATCAGCGACAGGCTGCAAGGGGGCACTACGGTCAAGTGCGATGATGGAACCATTTTCCTATCGCAGGACCAGCCGTGGACTCCTTTAGTCGATGAGGCCGACTTGTCAATAGTACGCAGATACACAGTAATAACTATGCAATTTATAACTATTTAACGAGGTGAGCAAATGAAATATACGCAGGTTCCTTCTGACCTTTTTAAAAAAATACAGATTAACGCCGGCATTATTGTATCAGCTTTTGAGCCAGAAACGGGCGCCATAACAGCAACTAACATCCTCATGGCAACCAGCGGCGGTTGTAGCTTTAGCGCAGAGCCATCCTTTACGGATTTCGGGGAAGATATTGACAACGTGCCTAAAAACACGATGGAACTCAAGGAAATCGAATCTATTGAGGTAAAATTATCAGGCACAGCCGTTACAATGGATACCGCACAGGCCAAAAGTTTTATGGCGGCGGCAGACGTAGCAGGCAACAAGGTAACGCCAAGGGCAGATTTAAAAGCAGAAGATTTTAAGGACATTTGGTGGATAGGTGACTATTCAGACGAAAATTCCGGGGATTCCGCCGGATTTATCGCGATTAAAATTATGAATGCCCTCTCAACGGGCGGATTTAAAATTAAATCAGATGATAAATCCAAAGGAAATTTTGATTTTGAATACACAGGACATTACAGCATTAAGAACGCAGAGACAGTACCTTACGAGGTCTATATCAAAACAGGCGAAGCGGCGTAGGAGGTAAAGCATGAGATTATCAGAATTAACAGCAGAACAGGGTTTAGAAGCAATTGCGAACTCTCTTGAACATATCGGAAACATTGCAGACGATGATGATGCACTCAGCCTGTGCCGGGAACTTGCGCCGCGGGAAGGTGATAAATACATCAAAATCTTTGCTAGGGGCGCTAAAACAGCTCCTAGGCTGTTAAAAACACACAAAGATGACGTAATCGGAATCTTAGCGGCGTTTGAATTACAGACAGTTGAGGAATACAAGAAAACGCACAAATTAATGGATGTTATCAAAGGTATGGTTGACCTTGTCAACGAACCGGAGGTACGTCAGCTTTTTTTCTCAGTGCCAACAGGCGCAACAGACGGACACTCTGGAGATGCGCAGGAGAATACAGAGGAAAAAGCGTAAAAGGCTTTTTCCTGTATGTCAAAGCTAAGATTTTAGACGATACAGAGGAATTAATCTACAAACGATATATGGCTGACGGGCTGAAATATGTAACTGAAAGTATTTCGCAGGCGTTCGGCGGGAAATATCTCTATGCATCATTTGTTGATTTGATTGATAATAATAAAAAACAAACAGTAACAAAGACTGGCGAAGAAATAGCCGCAGACGTCATTAAAAAAGCCGGATTGGTGGTGATGAGTGATTGAATGTGATGGAATTGTTTGTCACTCTGGCAATCAAAGACACCGCATATAAGCAGGGGCTGAAAGCCGCAGAAAGTAACGCCAGCTCGTCCACATCAAAAATCGGCGGGGCATTTAAAACAGTCGGGAAGGTGGCTAAAACAGCCATGGCGGCTGGTTCTGCCGCCGCCGTTGCATTTACAAAAACGTCAATAGATGCCGGGATGAATTTTGATACTGCGATGTCCCAGGTAGCAGCTACCATGGGAACAACCGTAGATAAGATAGGGAATGTTGAAGCCAAGGCTGAGGAAATGGGGCGCACTACAAAGTACACCGCGACGGAAGCAGCGGAAGGCATGAACATTCTTGCCCAAGCCGGTTTATCGGCGGATGAGCAGATTAGCGGCATCGGGACAGTGCTTAACCTCGCCTCTGCCGGTGCCATGAGTCTGGAAGAATCGGCATCGTATACCGCCGGAGCTGTAAAGGGCTTTGGCGATTCGATGGGCAACGCATCTTATTATGCTGATTTAATGGCAAAGGGTGCTACTCTTGCGAATACAAACGTAAGGGGACTTGGAGAAGCCTTTTCCGGTTCTGCCGCCACGGCAAAAAACTACGGTCAATCGGCGGACAGTGTCACACTTTCCCTACTCCGCCTAGCAGAGCAGAACGTGACAGGTTCCGAGGCATCTACAGCGTTAAATAGGGCAATGGCAGACTTATATACTCCGACTGATAATGCATCAAAAGCTTTAGACCAGTTAGGGTTATCTGCCTATAAATCAAACGGCGAAGCAAAAGATTTTAACGACCTCGTAGACGAGCTTAATGGCTCTTTACAGGGTATGACAGCGGAACAAAAAAACAATGCTCTTGCTACAATTTTTACAACACAAGGTTTACAGGCATTTAACAAAATGACCGCATCAAGTGATGCGACCGTGCAAAAATTTTGGAAAGGAATACAGGATTCTTCCGGCTCCGCGGCACAGCAGGCGGCTACACAGCTAGACAATCTAAAAGGTGACATAACCTTACTATCTAGTGCTACAGAGGGCTTAGAACTGGGTTTTTACAATACTTTTTCAGGCGCTATCCGTGGTGCCATCAAAGGTATAACAAGCGAGGTTAGTGGATTAGCTGAGGCGATGGAATCCGGCGGCATAAGTGGCGCTCTTTCCAAACTGGCACAAGATGCGATTAATTTTAGTGGTCAGTTGCCGGGGCTGACAAAAATCGGCGGCGACCTCATAAACGGTTTAATTTCGAGTGTTACTCAAAATTCTGGCAGTATTACAACTGCTGTCGGCCAACTGTTAAATAATCTCGCCTCTACGATTTCCACAGGGCTAAATGTATTTACTTCGGTCGGTGTTAATTTACTGACGACTATCGCCAGCGGCATGACTCAGGGCATCCCAACCTTTTTAGGACAGGCGTTGCCGATGTTGACGCAATTTACGGAATCACTGAGAAGCAATGCAGGAAAACTAATAAATGCAGGTTTGGCTCTTATCCAAAATATCGCGCAAGGGTTGATTAACTCTATCCCTGTATTGATTGCATATGTACCTACGATCATAACAAATTTAGCCGGTATCATTAACGATAACGCGCCAAAAATCCTTGCGACAGGAGTAACGATCATAACAAATTTAGCGATTGGCCTAGTTCGTGCGATTCCGTTGTTAATTGCTAATTTGCCTAAAATTATCACAGCCATTGTAAGTATATTTACAGCGTTCAACTGGTTTTCGCTTGGTAAAAACATTGTTACTGGCATAATAAAAGGGGTCAAAAATCTCCCATCGCTCTTAAAGACTGCTGCTAAAAATGCCGTAAACGGATTCAAAGGGGCGTTTAAGGGCAACGGCATTTTATCCGCTGTTAAAGGGGCGTTTACTAAGATACCGTCAGCTGTAAAGAGCATCTTTACTAAGGCAGTATCCCTTGTAAAAAGCTTCCCTGGACGGTTTAAGAATGCCTTAAAGTTTAGCTGGTCTCTTCCGCACCTAAACCTACCGCACCTGAGTGTTTCCGGCGGAAAAGCTCCGTTCGGTATTGGCGGAAAGGGCTCACTACCATCATTCCACATTAGCTGGTATAAAAAGGCTATGGAAAGCCCGTATGTATTTTCTGACGCCACATTGTTTGGAGCAGGAGAAGCAGGAGACGAGATGCTGTACGGTCGTAGTAGGTTAATGAGCGATATCAAAGAGGCAACACAGGGAACGAAAAATGATGTAACTATTAATGTAACTGTAAACGGTGCAGATAACCCAGAAGAATGGGGAAGAAGGATGGCAAGTGAGCTTAGAAGGCAGGTGAAAATGGCATAATGGCAAAGAAAAATAAAAAATCTGCTGCTCCCAGTGGTCTGTCTATATCGAGAGACAATCTGAAATTTACAATATCTTGGAAAATACCGGCGAAAAAATATGAGGATGGACAGTGGCTGTGGTATCGTCTACATACAAAAAACGCCGGTGCATCCAAATGGGATTGGACAAAGTGGAAGAAAATAGATGTGGGAAAATCAGCAACCAAAAAAACAGTAGCACTTGATGCAAAAAATTATTATCCTGTCTCATCAAAATTATTAAATGCGATAGAGTTTAAGGTAAAGGGCAAAACAAAAAGTGATAAAAAGCATACCTATACAGCCGCACATTCCACAAAGACATTTACCATTTATTCACCAAATGCCCCTTCCGTTTCTTATTCTCTTGATGATACTGGCGCAAATAAAGGTGCCTTTACTTGGAGCACATCATACGAGGCGAATGATGCGAGACATTTCGCAAAAACACAGGTACAGACTGCATTAATGGCAAACTATAAGGGCGCCATTGCGAACGCTCGCTTTGCCAATTCGGCTTATACAGGGGCTTCTGGTACATGGGAAATAACAGAGGATGGTTCCCCAACACAGAGTATGACATTCTGCCGCATTGTAAGGGTAAAGTCGAGAGGATGTGCCGGAGATTCCGGTTGGGGTTATGCGTACCATTATTACAGCATCCCGGAACGTCCAAACATACAGAACACAGGGAGCAAAGAGATAGGTTCCTCTAGCCGGTATGTATGGGCAAACTGGGTGCAGGCATCGCCACAAGACCGCCCTGTGGATTCCATGGAGCTACAATATGCCATAGACACGCCGGAAAGCGGAGAGAGGTATACCGGCACCTCATGGAGCACAGGAGTAACCGTTGCATACCATGACTACACGGTATCGGCAGATTTTAATACAGACGACGGCATAGCGGAAGACCAGATTATGTGGACAAGGGTGCAAAGTACGCACGATAAAAAATATGCGTATTCTGAGCCACGAGTAGCGGCACGAGGAGCCCTAAAATCCCCGTCATTTGATACGGTATCAGCGACAGGAACAACACTGACAATTAACAGCATTGAGCGCAACACGGAAGTGCCTGACGCTAAAACAGCCGTCTGGATGAAAATAGACAATGAAGAAAAAGGTATTATTGCAATCACCGACAAAGAGGGGACGATCACGGTTACGTGTCCGGACGTTTCCGGCGGCGCTGAATACCAGATTGCCCTCAAGAATTTTACCGGAACTTCTACGCCTCAGAATGGAGCGCCTGGCATTACCTACAAACTTAGCCCCCTCATGCAGTCAGGGTGGATTTACTCAGAGACAAGAAAAATTGCGGTTCCGCCGAAAAATATAACTGCAATGGCGGTAGCATCTGATACCGTAGAATTAACGTGGGATTGGTCATGGAAAAACGCAGATGCGGCTACTATATCATGGGCAGACCATGAGGACGCATGGATTAGTACGGACGCCCCAACTACTTATGACGTGGAGGACAGGGAGACCACATGGCATATCGGGTCCCTGGAATCGGCAAAAACATATTATTTCCGCGTAAGATTGCGGGATACGTCCGGGGACGAAGAAGTGTTATCTCCTTGGTCTGATACGGTTTCCGTATCTCTGAGTGAGACACCAACGACTCCTACGCTTGCAACAACGGAAAATTATCTCGCCATAGATGACACAGTTATTTGCAGTGTTGGCTACACCGGAAACAGCAAGGCGAGCATAAAAATAGCGGAAGCGGTTAACGATGAACCGGTCAAAGGTAACGATGGAAACGTTGTGGTTTTAATGATGTCTTCCGGTATGGAAACATTATCAGAAACGATTGAAAACATTAACAAAATCTATACTGCAAGCGGTCTTTTGGGCAATCTGTGGAACGTAGGAGAAATCCATTATTTAAAAGCAATGGTTACAGCACAGGGAGGTAAAGAGGGGGCATGGTCAGATTCTGTGGCTGTCGAAATTGTTGCAAAACCTACAATAGACAGCGTTTCAACAAATCTTGTTTCGGAAGCAACCACATATAATTCTGGCGATGTTACCACGGAAGCAAGCGACCAGACAGTACCGGAATCATCGGAAGGCACAACAAATTATTTAGAACAGCTGCCATTAACGATAGCCCCATCCTTCGGGGATTCTGCCGGCACAGCAAAAGTAATGATTGTCAGGGACGAGGATTATTATATTCTGCGCCCGGACGGATTAAAGGAACAGCATTTTGCCGGCGAAATTATTGCCAGTTTTACCGGTAGTGAAACAGATAACTACAGTATTGCCTTGGGCGACCTGATCGGGCAGATGGATGACGGTGCAAGGTACAGCATACAGATTGCATTTACAGATATTTATGATCATGTGGCAGAAAAAAAGATACCGTTTGTTGTACGGTGGAAACATCAACCGGAAGTACCAACGGCCACCGTAAGCGCAAGCGAAGACAACAAAACAGCGAGCATTGTCGTTGCTAAACCAACTACATATGCTGATGGGGATACATTTGACCTGTACCGGATGAGTGTAGACAGAGCGGAATTGATTCTGGAAAATGGGGTTTATGGCCAGAAATATGTCGACCCATACCCGGCGTTAAATGAGTATGGAGGCATACTGGTTGTAAATAAAACCGCCAACGGCGACTATATAACAGTAGATAGCTCGTTTGCATGGTTATACAACGAATTTTCGATAGCCCACGAAAAGGCAATCATTGATTTTGACAGTGAATCTATCGAAATCCAGTATAACCTTGATTTAGATAACTCATGGGATAAAGATTTTGAGAGGACAGTATACCTTGGGGGCTCCGTGCAAGGCGACTGGAACCCTGCAGTCACTCGTGATTTAAAAATTGATGCAGTAAGTATTTCGCTAACAGAACCAATGATGATTGAGCAAATGAGGCGGCTCGCAACGTATCCCGGAATATGCCACGTTAGAACACCGGACGGCTCGTCATTTTCCTGCGATATACAGATATCGGAGAAAAAAGACCACGATAACAAAATGAGGACAGACTTCTCGCTAACGATTAAAAAAGTGGATTCGGAAGAACTGGACGCTGTGACGGAAGAGCAGTGGAGCGCAGAACATCCTAACGAGGTGATGTGATGGATTGGAGCAAAGGATTTTCAGCAAGATATATTTTGACTACAGTTGACCCCAAGACGTGGACGGACCAGAAAGAATTTGAATTTACTGAGGGCAGTATTGACCGGGACAGTACGTCAGATTTAAGGGAATCTGCATCTGTTACAATGACAGAAAAGATAACAGACAATGAGTGTTGGGTTCGCGTTTACCTGCAAGCCAGACAGGGAGGGTCAGGAGCAAAAGTAGCACTGTTTACTGGCTTGACCGCCTTCCCGGAAAGAAAGCTTGATGGTGTTAGGGAAACTTACAACATTGACTGTCATTCCGTTCTCAAGCCGGCAGATGATGTGATCCTGCCGCGTGGTTATTATGCACCAGCCGGCAGCGGAGCAAAGCAGATTAAAAATCTGCTCAATGATTGTATCCCTGCCCCTGTGTATGTCGAGGGAACATCGCCGATAACTACAGATAATATCGTTGCGGAAGATGGGGAAACAAGGCTCACGATGGCACTGCATATTTTAGATGCTATTGGTTGGAGGATGCGAATACTTGGCGATGGAAGCATTGTTATCTGCGCAAACGATAATAACAGCGATCTTACAGTGGGAATTAACGCAAACGACATAATAGAGTGTGATGTAACAGACACATTTAATTGGTACGACACGCCAAACTGTTTTATGGCAATACATGACGATTACGGCGCGGCCATCGCGCGGGATGATAGTCCGGACAGTTATTTATCAACCGTCAGTCGGGGGAGGGAAGTGTGGAAATCGGAAACAGGTGTTGAATTATCCTCTGGGGAAAATATAGCAGCATACGCCGTTAGAAAGCTAAAAGAATTGCAGAACCCTGCCAGAACGATACAGTATAGCCGGCGGTTTTTTGAGGATGTTCTTTTAGGGGATGTAGTCTTTTTGAATTATCCGCGGCATAACCTTACCGGAAAATTTAGAATAATATCGCAAACACTGTCCCTGGAACATGGTTGCCGCACGAAGGAAGAGGTGGAAAGCATTGAATGAGTTTGTAAAAGAGATTGCTTCAGCAATGAAAGAAAGTAAAACAAAGCCATACGATACAGTTGCAAAAGTCCTTCGGGTTGACGAAAAAACAGCATATGTCCACATTGACGGCGGAGCAGATGAAACCCCTGCGCAGATGGCTATTAACTGCAAATCTGGGGATACGGTAAAAATACGTGTCTCCGGTGGAAAAGCATGGCTTACTGGAAATCTTACATCTCCACCAACAGATGATACAGCCGCAGAAAAAGTAAAACAATCGCATGAAAGATTTAAAAAAGGAACCGCTAAAAATTTTGGGTTACAGAACGAAAAAATTATTAATGCAGCTAAAACTGCAACAAATTTTATTGATTATATAGATGGTGTTGGACTGATAGTTGGCGACATGAGAGGGAACACCCTTAAACAAAATACTTTACTTGATGCATATGGTATGGCTGTACGAAAAGGAAATAGTGAGATTGTAAGGTTTGGTACAGCACCTATCGTGATCACCAACACGGACGGCGATAAAAATTATGACGGTTTCGGTTCTGTCATGCAATCCGACCGCAACATTGTTGTTTCCACCCAGCAGACAAACCCAGACGACATCCATGGCGGCGGCAAGGCGGCTCTGGAATTGTATTACGATAAAACCAAGGACACCACGGGACTTTCGTTAACCGTCAAAGAGGGCTCGACGTATAGCGACTTGTACGAGTCTATGGGAACCGGGATGTATGTCGATAACCACCACATCCAATTTGTATCTAATGACGTAGAGTGCATCTTAGGTAAAAATAACATCCTGTGGGATGCTAACACTATAGGATATTGGATGCTTGCAGAGCATAAATTTACACTAAATGAGCCAATATCAATGCAACCGACCGGCGCAGTATTTGTCTGGAGTCACTATAGTAATGGAGCTTGTGATAATTGGTGGTGGACAACGTTTTTTGTACCTAAACAGCACGTTGCCTGGCGGCCGGGCGATGGTATGCTAATGAGCAATCCATATTACGGATTAAATAAATACCTATATATCGGTGATACATTTATACAGGGTACTGACAGTAATAAATCTAATAACGCACAAAACGGAATAGCCGTTAACAATCAAGGGTTTGTACTGAGATATGTGTTAGGAGTGTAATTATGGAAGAATATTATATTGGATACGTATTTGATGGTTTATACCCACCAAAAGCTGCGCAGTGGTGCAACGAAAATGGTACGTGTCATATCGAGGCAAATAAGGAAGGAAAGTATGAAATCGTTGAGAATGTTGACCGAGAAGAACCGGAACACCTATTTAACGATAACACGCCGTCCATACCAGAACTAAACAAAAAAATAGAAGAGCTTGCAAAACAAAATGAGATGCTCGCAGATTGCTTGCTAAAGCTGTCTGATACGATTCATGCATAAGGAGGTGGAAGTATGATAGCTAGTGGAACAATAATTATTGACGGGCAGACATACCGCAAAGGAGATGTTATACACGATTTAGGTGGATGGGATTGCATAGATACGGACGGAAGTAAGCGATATTATTGGGGAAAGTCTTCTGAGGTAGATAAATTGCCTCATTATGTTGCAAGTGGTTCGACGGCGTTGTGCGTAGACACAGGGGAATTATATGGCTTTTATGCCCCTGATAGCAAGTGGTTTTTACTTTAGGGAGGTGTAGAGCATGAGAAAAAGTGGTTTAACGGGAGATGAGGCGTATATACTCTCAAAACGCGGGAAAACAACAGAAGACCTTGGCCCATTAAAAAAAGAAATTGGTTTGCTAAAGGAAGATTTAGCTAATCAAGAGAACAGGTTGGAACCAATCGTAAAAAGCAATGAAGATTCAAAAGACGCGCTCTATATCTGTGATGCAGATGGAAATATCATCTGCAAAGTTGACAAGGACGGTGTACATTCAACTGGTTTTGACGGGAAAAATCTTGCACTTAATGATGTTATTTCTACTTACGAAGATTCGTTTTACATTAGTGATTCAAATGGAAATGTTATTTTCAAGGTAGACAAAGATGGTGTACAGGGCTTAAATATGGGTGTTTCCAGTGGTGTTGATTCGCCATTTAAGGGAATGAAATTGCTTACCATTGGAGATTCTTTTTCTGCACATAACAATTGGCAAAAATGGTTGGTGGAATGGTTAGGTGTAACGTTTGATAACGATGAGAATATAAATGGAAAAGACGGACATAAACCGATGGCGAAAGGCGGAACCGCCATCGCACCAACGGCAGAGGATAGCATTTACATGAGGTCATTGGACGCTAAATACTACGCTGATGATACAAATGGAACTGTGATTATTATTTATGCGGGACAAAATGATTCAGTGACACTTGGAACTATCGATGATACTCCATACACAGAAAAAATTGTAACAACAGCAAGCAAATTGACTTTTTATTCGTCTTACATGGGTATGGTTGAAAACATTCTAGCGGACATTCCATCTGCTAGAATATATTTAATGACGCAAATGCCTGTTAGACTCGAAATAGGAATGACGGGTACAGCAGACCCATATATCGGAGTTATAAGATTCCCAGATATGACAAGTGTATTAGCATATGAAGCGAGCAGATACAAGAAGGTGGAAGCAATTCGAGCGATTTCAAAGAAATACTCTTTGCCATGTATAGATTTGTGGGAAGATAGTGGTATCAATGATTATAATAGCAAATATTGGTACGGTGCTGTTGGTGGAACTTGTGGTCAAGTTCACCCGAACAATATTGGTTATAAGCGTATGGCAGAAGTTGCGGTTGCAAAAATGTATTAAGGAGGAATTTTGAATGATTTTAAGATTAAGTGGTGCAGATTTTTCAGCGAATAATATTGGTAAAATTGATATTATACGAGAAATAACAAGTGATACAAAAAAACTACTTTCCAATTTTAGCAGAGAGTTTACCGATGAGCAAATGTTTGCTGTGCAGGATTTTATCAGCGGATTAAAAAATAACGGAATTTGGTCTTCTATTGGAAATCTTTATATTCCAGTTATGTGTGGATCACTTTCAGAATGCGGATATAACCTGAAAACAGGTGAAAAAGATGTTACGTTTGGTTCAGATTACGTGTGGTCAAGCAAAGGTTTGAAATTATTGCCAACAAGTACAAATTACTGGGAGACTGCGGCGAAAGTAAAAATTAACGGCAGTCAGCAAAATCTCCATTTTGGAGCATACAATACCGACAGTCTCGCAGAAATTACACAGACGGAAGCGATTTTTGGGTGCGATTTTACAGATGATAATAAAACAACGATTCAGTTCGGAATCACCGCTAATAAAGCATTCTCTCTTAAAACAGATAACAGTACCAATGTGAGAGTTGGTGTATTGACAGGCGCAGATTTCGGGGCTAAATCATTTAAAATGGTAGTCCAAAGTACACTTGGTAACTTTGGAGTTATTGGTGCGTTTACAGGCTCATATGGAACTCCTATTAGTACAGACCATACATACACAGATGTTCCGGTTAATGTATTTAATATTGCATCAGTTTGGAGGGAAACGAAAAACTATGGATTGCTTACATTGGGCGCAGCAATGACGAGAGAACAAGCAAGCATGTACTCTAATTTGTGTGATGCGCTTATGAGTAAATTTATCACTAATTAACTAAAGAGGGCTTTAATTAATTTATAAAAACAAAAGAAAAATAATTTTTAAGGAGGAATGGAGATGGTAGATATTATGTTGCCTTTAATAACTTGTATTTTTGTAGTTTTTGATTTGGTTAGCGGCGGAGTAGCCGCCTGCGCCAACCACGAGTGGAAATCCTCAGAAATGAGGAAAGGATTGTACCATAAATTTGGCTCTATTATGCTTGTGGTGCTTGCGTATCTTATCGACTATGCGCAGAGATATGTAGACTTAGGCTTTCAGGTGCCTATTGCCGCGGGCGTGTGCGTCTACATCATTCTGATGGAGCTTGGTTCCATCGTGGAAAACATCGGCAAAATTAACCCTGATTTGCTCCCAGATAAGGTTAGAGCAATTTTAGGACTGGACAAAATGAAATAAATTTACGTAATTTTTGCGTGTTTGAGGTGATACAGTGAACAGAAGTTTGATAAAAAAACTCTGGAAATTAGGCGATAAACAATTTATTGACTACGCCTTGTCGTGTGCCCGATTAACTTTGCGGGAGCGCGAAACTGTACAGTACTTGCTCTTTGACGGTCTAACACAGGAGCAAGCCGCCGAGAAAATGGATATAAGCACGAGAGGATTACAAGGGCTGTGGAGTTGCGCCGTGGAAAAGATTTTGTTAGTTCCCGGCACGATCCCGTACATAAACAGCCTTTAAAAAACTAAAGATAATTTAAAAATTACGCAGAAATAAGCGTGCTGTCTTCGTGGCGGTACGCTTATTTTTTTGAGATAATAAAACTATAAGGAGGGCAGAAAGATGTATCAATATTGGAATCCAAATCCCGCGGCGGCAAAAGTGGGAGATTGCACCGTGCGCGCTATCTCAAAAGCTATAGGGCAGACGTGGGAAGAAACATACATACAGCTTGCACTGTACGGTTTAATGCTGTCAGATATGCCCTCGGCTAACGCGGTGTGGGGCGCATACCTCAAAGATAATGGATTTAGCCGTTATATAATTCCGGACGAATACATGACCTGTACCGTCTCAGAATTTGCAAACAACCACCCAGAAGGGGTTTATATTTTAGCACTGTCAGGGCACGTTATAGCGGTAATTGACGGAAATTACTATGATACGTGGGACAGTGGAGCGATGACACCAATCTACTACTGGAAGGAAGGAGGAAAATAAATGTTCGGTTATCCACAATATCCACAACAATATCCACAGTACTCGCAATACCCACAAACAGATTATCTTGACCAACTAAATCGACTAAAACAACAGCAGGCACCACCCCAACAAATGCAACAGCAGGCCAACCCCGATGAACGGATTTGGGTACAAGGGCAGGGCGCGGCGGAGGCATATTTAGTGGCACCAAACTCTTTTGTCCGCCTGTGGGACAGCCAAGCGCCAGTTTTTTACGAAAAAAGAGCAGACCAGACGGGCAGACCGTTTTTAGAGGTGTTTGAGTATAAGCGTAAGGGCTCAAATTCGCCCACAGCGGAGCTTTCGCAGTCTAGCCAACCAATTAACTACGAGGAACGCTTAAACGCCTTAGAAAGGCAAATGGAGACGTTAAGAAGGAGGGTATTGAATGAACAATCCAATGCAGATGATACAGCAGTTTCAGCAGTTCAGGCAGCAGTTTCAAGGGGACCCGAAGCAGGAAGTACAGAATCTGCTAAATAGCGGGCAGATGAGCCAGCAACAGTATAACCAGTTGCAGGGTATGGCAACACAGTTTCAAAACCTCTTAAAAGGTTTTAAATAAATAAAAAGGAGTGATTTCATGGGATTAACAACAGATGGAATGAGCCCGGCTGATTTAGCAGCAGTCACAGGCAACAACAACAACGGAGCATTTGGGGACGGCAACGGCGCCTGGTGGATTATTATTCTGTTTCTCTTTATCTTTTGTGGATGGGGAAACGGAAATGGATGGAATAATGGCGGCGGAGGCGCGGTAGATAACTATGTATTAGCCTCTGATTTCGCAACCTTACAGCGCCAGATTGATAGCGGCATTTCCTCCCTTGAGCGCAAGGGTGATGCCATCAACAGCGGTATTTGTGATGGATTTTATGCGATGAACACCTCTCTGCTCAACGGATTTGCAGGAACAAATAGCACAATCCAGCAGAACGGGTATGATACACGAAATGCAATCCAGCAGGGACAGATTGCAGATATGCAGAGTTTTAACGCTTTGCAGGCACAGTTAGCACAGTGCTGTTGTGATAATAAACAGGCTATTGCGGGCGTCAATTACAACATGGCAATGAATTCTAACGCAATCCAGCAGGAAGTTACAAACGGCTTCTGCCAGACAAACTTTAACAACGCAAACAACACAAGGGATATTATCGATAACCAGAACAACAACGCCAGAGCCATCCTTGATGCCCTCACAGCGCAGAGAATTGAAGCTAAGGACGCTAAGATTGCCGAGCAGAATCAGCAGTTGTTTGCGGCACAGTTAGCAGCTTCTCAGGCGTCACAGAATGAAACATTGAAGACATATATGCAGGGTCAGTTTACTTATTACAACCCTAGACCGGTGCCGGCTTTTCCGGTTTCCGCACCATATCAGTACGGTAACTGTGGATGTAATACCGGTTGCGGATGCTAAAATTTTATAATTAGCAGCTTCCTGCGTTGACGGGATTGTTCGGCTTGTGCCGATGATGCTTATAGCGGCGGGGCAATCGTTCCGCCGTTTATTATTAAAAAAGGAGTGATAACGTGGCAGAATTTACTAATAGCAATATTGTAACCGTGGCAGCGGGGCAGAATTTACCGCTCACAGAGACAGCCGTAAAGTGCGGTAGCTGTATTACACACCGGGAGGGGGCAGGAATTGTGACCCTTAGAGGCCTTACAAACCAGTGCAGGGCACGTTATAAAGTCAGCTTCGGCGCTAATATCGCCATACCTGCCGGTGGAACTGTGGCACCTATTTCTATTGCCCTGGCAATCGCCGGAGAGCCATTAAATAGTGCGACAGCAATCGTAACACCTGCGGCCGTAGGCGAATATTTTAATGTATTTACAGCGGCATTTATTGACGTTCCGCGCGGGTGCTGCATAACGATCGCAGTCGAAAATACATCTACGCAGGCAATTAATATAGCCAATAGCAATTTAATCGTCGAGAGAGTAGCGTAAAGGAGGGCAAAGAATGGAATCATTACACAAATTAAAAAAAATGATGTGCAGAGAGCTGGACGAGATTTCCAACAAAGGCGATATGAGCGCCGGGGATTTGGAGGCAGTCCACAAACTGACAGACACAATTAAAAATATCGACAAGATTATGTATCTGGAAGGTGGTAGCGAATACAGCCGTGGCGGCGACTGGGACACGTCAGGAAGATACAGTCGCGGGCGTTATCCTGACATGGATTACGGCGACTATAGCAATGCCCGTAGAGGTCAGCACTATGTGAGGGGTCATTACTCTTACAACGATGCAAAAATGCAGGTAAAAGAGACCATTAAAGACATGATGCATGACAGTAATCTGTCTAGCACAGATCAGGCGGCTCTAGGCAGGGCGTTAGCAGAATTAGACCGATAAAAGGAAGGGGTGCCGCAATGATTAATATGAGCGAAATTAATGCCGAAATTGCGGCATTAGAGGCAGGAAAAACAACCTACGCCACTTGCGAACGGCTTTCGATTTTATACAATGTACGCAATAATTTGGAGCCAGATAAAGCACCAAACCAACCAACACCAAAAACAGCATATTATTCTTACGCATCCGAGCCGGAATCTGAATTTAAGGAGGTAGCCCGGAAAGCAGACTTTGAGCATTTGCTGTATGTACTTGACGAACACATGAAAGCCATAGAAGCAATGTATCCGCGTGAATATCGTTCGGTTTTGCGAAAAATAAAAGAGGGCGCTTGAAACGTCCTCTTTCTTTCTGTATAATGTAACTGTATCTCCTTTATTTTTAATATTTTGTTATACAGTAACTGGTTTTAACCCGGTGGATTCGTCAGTCAATTACAAGGGCAATCGCAGATCAGGCGAGGACGATTCGGATTCCAGTGCATATGGTAGAGACAATGAATCGGGTTAATCGAACGAGCAGGAGGCTTTTACAGGAATACGGAAGAGAACCGACCCCAGAAGAAATCGCGGTTACGATGAACCTTCCGGTAGAGCGGATACTTGAAGTTTCTAAGATTTCACAGGAACCAGTTTCTTTAGAAACACCAATTGGAGAGGAAGAAGACAGTCACCTTGGAGACTTTATTCAGGATGAACATGTGCCTGTTCCGTCAGAAGAAGCAGCCCACACATTACTTCGTGAACAGCTTGAAGAAGTTATGGATACCCTGTCTGATCGGGAGCAAAAGGTTTTAGCACTTCGTTTTGGATTAGAAGACGGAAAGCCACACACCCTAGAAGAAGTGGGAAGAGACTTTCAAGTGACAAGAGAACGTATTCGCCAGATTGAGGCGAAGGCCTTGCGCAAGCTGCGTCATCCAACGAGGAGTAGAAAACTCAGAGATTTTTTGGGAGAATAG